TGCCGCCGTTCCAGACACCCGGGGCAATCAGGCCGTTGTTCACCGCCTGCGCCATTGAGGCTTCCACGTTCGCCATGATGCGCGTGTTGCCCGCATCGGTCTGCGGCACCTTCGTGGTGCTGGTGTACAGCAGGTTAAACAGGTTGGTCTGGACGTAGTTCTGCAGCCAGTCAAGGCCGTGGCGCTCGTCAAAGAAATCACCGTTGCCCATGACGCCCTGCTGCAGGATGGCCGTGTCGTTGGCGTAGTACACATAAACGTTGCAGTTTTTCGCATCCAGCGCCGCCGCCTGGGTGGTGGTCAGCGTTTCGTATGTAATGCCGGGCTCCTGCTTGAATTTCAGGGTGATAGTGGTGTTGTTGCCGGTGAAGTCCACCGTAAATGCACGCCCGAACGCTGAAATCGCGGCATAGTTGCTGGTTGATGAATACTGCACGAACGTGCGGCTGTACTTCGCAGCCTTCACTTTGGACGCGATGTCGGTATTGACGGCAGCCAGCAGCGCATCGGTATTTTTCGTGGTGACGGCGAGGATGCGGCTTACAGATGACGCCTCAATAGCCGCACACACCGGCAGCAGGTCATCATCTTTGCGGTCGGCGTCATACGTCACGCCGAGACCATACCAGTTGGTAAAGCCCAGGCAGGCGTTGACGCCATCTACCAGCGTTTCCACCTTGCCGGCTTCACCCTGAACCAGCGTTTTCGCCCAGCGTCCGACATACACCTGCGTGGGCGTGGGCGACTGTGAGAAGTAGGCCACGGCGGCAAGGTATTCCTCACTGTTGGTGCCGAAATCGGTGCCGATGCTGGCCGCCGAGGAATACAGGCGGATACGTTCGGTCAGCGGAATGACGGTCGCGCTGCCCAGAATAAGCAGTGAGCCAAAGTTTCGGCCCGCCGCCGCCTTCGGTGACATGATGATGTCAACGTTAACGATGTTGGAAACGGGTAAGCCCTGCGGCATGGTTTAATCTCCTGAAATACTGAAAGGGACGTCAGTCAGCGACTGGATACCCCAGGTGCTGATAACTTTGCGGCGCAGGCGAACCATCACGTCGTAACGGCGTACCCACTGGTTGTTAATGAGTTCCGGCGCGGGCCGGATGCTGTCGCAGTCCGCCAGAGTTAATCCCCACTGGCCCAGCGTGTCGTTGTTCTGATTCACGGCGAGCCCGTCCCGAAACTGCGCGGCTACCTGCTGGCCGGCTGGCCCGTAAAAGGACGCCAGGCATTCCACCAGCTCATGCCGCCACTGTTCGGCGGTAGCATCGGTCTGATTAACGAATGCCGGGCCAGCATCAGCCGCAACCCCCGTAACGCCAAAGGCGCACCAGTTAACATCGGCAGCGGGAATGGCGGGCTGATCGGGTTGCCAGCGGGCAATAACGCGCCCGGGTGCCAGACCCGAGAGGTTCCGTATCCACTGGCTCAGGTGCACGTCCAGCGGCGTGTCATAGTCGGTCGCGGCCTGCTGCGGGGTAAGCCAGCCGGGCTGGCCGGTGGTGTTACTGCTCAACAGGGTTTCCTCCGTCAAACGGCAGCAGTTCACAGTGCGCCTGAACAAAGCCCGTGCCGTATGCGGTGTACGGATCGACAAACGACACGCGGTAATCGCGCCCCTGGTACGTCACAATGTCCGCATCCCGTCCGGTCTGGCCCTGCGTCAGGCGTTCGGTGGTGACGATCAGGATTGCACCATGCACCACCTGCCCCGCCTCAAGCCTGCGGCTTTCCAGCGACTTATCTACCGTCACCACGCCAACAAACGGGGAACTGGTGACGGTATTTTTCCCGAACCCGTCATCATCAACGGCCATGCTGCGGCGCTTTACAACTAAGGTGGTGTCGCAGAAGTCGGGATCGAAAAGGATGTCTGTTACGTCAAGATCCGGCATTTTTATCCCTCACAACGTAGGTGATTGAACGCAAAAGCTGCCCGGTGTCATACAGGGGTTTGGTACCGCTGCGGCCCCGGCTTCGGCGGGCGCGTAAGGTGGCTTCGGCAAGCGGAGTAAGCTGGTCACCGGCCGTGATCACGTTTCTGGCAGCGTTCACCGCCTCCGTTCCGGCGCGGTTCAGCATGGCTTCGGCAGCGGACGCATTACCGCTCAGAACTTCAAAAGCGGCCTGCTTCATCAGCGCGGCCACCTTATCGCGCGACTGCGCTATACCCATGTGCAGGAACGGACGCGGCGGCAGCTGCACGCTGTAGGCAGCGACTTTATGCTGCGTGGCAAAGTTGCTTTTTGCCTGCTGCACAAACTGCCCGTTGCGTTTAAAACTGCCATCGTCTGCAATCTGGCGGTAAACGGTGGTCATGTGCTCCGGCACGCGGATGGAGCCGCCAAAACTGTGCAGGTAGCCCAGCTCGGCGTTGTTGATTTCCATCCCGTCAGTGCGCTCTGCCCGGTCAGACGGGATACCCACCAGCACATCGCGGTTGCCCAGCGTTTTGAGCGCTTCGAGCACCGCCTGTGCATTATCCGCACGCAGAGTAAGACCCGATTTCACAACTGAATCCCCCCGGCACCGAACATCATCATCAGTTGCCAGAATTCCGCGCCGTAGCGCGAATTGTTCCAGAAACCGGCATCGGCATTCAGCGTGGATCCGGTGTCATAGCTCACGCTCACCTTGTCCACCGACTTGGACGCCTGCACGCCGTTAGTCGAGCCGCCCGCGCCGCCCGTCAGAGATGCACGGCGATCGGCAGCAAACAGCACCAGGTAATGCGCCACGAACAGTTCAGCGAAATACGGGAAAAGCTCGCGGCCCGTCACGTTCTCGTTAAGCAGGCGATCGGCAAGGGTCAGGCGAAAGGTGATCTGCGTATCGGGGAATTTCGCCTCGTCAGCAAACTGGGGAAAATCACGCCGGAAATCGGCAATCGTGGGCAGCGAAACGTTTTTGCTCATAACTCACCATGAAAAAGCCCCCGAGGGGGCTGGCTGTCAGAGTCCGTCAAGGTAGGCGATGGTTTCCGGGTAAACCGGCTCAACCGCGCCCAGCTTGCCGTAGTAGGTCACAATCTGCCACAGCCCACGGTACTGCACCGGAATGCTCTGCAGCGGCACCATCGGGAAGCGAACAAACTTGTGGTCTTTAGTGTAAGCCACGGCGCGATCGGAGCCGTTCGCACCCGCCCCTTTCAGCCATTTCACCGCGCGGATGTTCAGCGGCACGCCGTTCTGATGGTAGGCGATGGTGTTGGTGGACAGGTAAGACAGCAGCGACTGGTTACCGGCAGACGACACGATGACGCTTGCCAGATACGCGAACTGCTCTGGCGGCAGCAGCAGGTCAGTCGGCACCACCGCATAACCCGTTGACGCCCAGGCGGCGTTGAGCAGGGTGTTAATGTCGTTGCGGATGTCGTCCGGCTTGCCACCGGCCCACACCTTAGCGGCGGCCTGCGTGTTGAGACCCGGCTGGTTCACCAGACCCGGCACGCCGTTAGCGCCCAGCGTTTTATCACCGATGTACACCTGCTCATCGATGTCCATGTTCCACTTGAGCTGCATGCCCGCGTGCTTCTGGGTGTCGATCGGGCGGCCCACGTGCTGCGCGGCGGCCAGTTCTTCAACCGTCCAGCCCAGCTCCATGCCCCAGGTGTTCAGGGCGCGGAAGCTGCGCTCGATGTTGACGCTGACGCCCGCCAGCGCAGTGGATTCCTGAGAAATCCAGTTTTTACCGTTGGGGTTTGCGCCGGTACCGACCGAGCCGAACTGGGTATTTGTCCAGCTCGAAATCTGGTCATAAATCGCCACGTCAGTGCGCAGGTCAATGTCGCGCGACCAGGTGTACTGAACCAGCGGTTCGTTCAGCGTCTGATCCAGGCGCTCAAGCTCACCGACGAGGAAAACGCCGGTGCTGTCATACGTAGCCCGGTCAAAAGTCTGCATGTTCCGCATGGATGTTCCTTAAATCTTGTAGGAGATTTCAGCGTTGCCATCTGCGTCACCGGCTCCGGTGAAGAAGGCATACGGCATGACCAGGGTGTTTATCTGGGGCTTGTCGGCGGTGCCGGTGTTTTCCGCTGCGGCCAGTAACGCACCCAGCGGACTTGTCTGCGTCGGGTTGGCGTTGCGGATATAGACCGGCGCACCACGGGTAATGCCACGGGCATCGCCGCCCACGTTCACCACCATGTAGCCGCGCTTGAGAATGTCGCCCACGTAGCCAAAGCCCGCGCCCATCAGGTAAGCCCTGTCCTGAACACTCTGGGTCGGATACGGACGCACAAACATCCCCTGGATTTTGTCAGCGGTGTCGCCCGCCGCCAGCGGGACGAAGTTCGGGCCATCGTATTTGCCCGCCAGTCCGTAAGCCACGAAGGCGCTGGCGGCATCAGTTTTCAGCACGGCAGGTTCGGTGGTCAGATCCTGCGGACGCGACACGGCACCCGCAAAGCCCACGCTCATGCGGTAAAGCAGTGCGTTTTTCATGAATTATTTACCCCGTTTGTCCCAGAATTCGCGGTTGCGCTGGTTAATGGATTCAATGGTGGAGGACACTGTCCGGCTGGCGTCTGCTGTCCGGGTTGCCGTATTGCGACTTTTTGCCAGTTCGGCAACGGCGTTAAAGGCCATGTCCACGGTCGCGCGGTTCATTTTGCGCACATCCGCATCACCGACAATCTGACGCACCAGCGTCTGATCGGCAGCGGCCAGCACGTCACGCTTGAACGCGGTGGGCTTCATACTGCGGTCAAGGTTAACGCCCGGCATGATGAGCTCAGCACGGTAAGCGGAATCGCCGGTGGCTTTTTCCTCTTTCTCGTCCTTTTCTTCGCCTTCACCGTCACCGGTTTTATCCCTGTTTTTGTCCTTATCATCTTCCTCGCTGTCGCCGGTACGGCCTTCCAGCTTAGCCAGACGATCAAGAATGGATTTCGCCCAGGCTGGCGCGTCCTCGTCCTCATCGGCTGTCGCGCCCACGATGGGTTTGGGGTCAGCCGGTAACGGCTGCTGAGGTGAAAGGTTAATGTTCACCACGCCCGGAAGGTCGTCAGAATCGCCAGTAATGGATCGTGGGGCGGTCTGGGTCATTTCGGTAATGGTATCCATGTCGCCGGTTTTGACGGCGCGTTTCAGCCGGTTAAACCAGCTCTGTGATACTGTTGCCATTGTGTCGCTGTCTCCGATAGAGCAGATAATTCCGGCCCTGCCTTTGGGGACAAGAGCCACGTGATTGCCGGTAATATGGTGCTGATCTGCATTGCCCGGCCCTTTCTGGCGGTACTTCGCGTCATAGCCGCATGACACTTCGCGCAGGCCGCTTTCGATGGCGTCTATCGCCACCTCGTCCTTGATGATGAGGTCAGCCAGAAGAAGCTCAGACTGCTCACCCTCGCCGCGCCGCACGTCAGAAACGTGGCCAACGGCGAGTTCGCGCCAGTTCTCAGGATCGACGAACAGCAGATTGCCGAGATCGTCTTCGGGATGCAGGAGGGTGACGGACATACCCTCGAATGAAGCCATCGCCTCCGGGCTGAACACTTCCTCGGGGGTGCGCGTGACGACGATTTCGCCGTCTTCGTCCGGTTCCAGTTCGGGAAAGTCCGCCTCGCCGTAAAGCTGTTTACCCGTCCGGGCGATCGGCACGTCCTTACACAGCAGTGAGCCATCGGCCAGCCGGTATCGCGTGTCACCCAGACGGGAATTGAAAAGGTATTTCATAGTTCACCTGCAGATTTCAGGCATAAAAAAGGCCGCTTAGAGGCGACCGTTGGTGATGGTAGAAATTGACGTAATTTATGGCTTATTTAACATAATGATTCTTACGCGCCCTTCGCCTCTGGCACTCGTTTAAAATGTCACCTCAGAGGCGTAAAACCGCGTCTTAACTTCGCTTATTCAGGCGTTTTCCGCTGATAACATTTTTGCAACAAATCGCCACTTCTGATGTTCTCCGCAAACCCGCTATCAAAGGCCCGTTTTGCCGCCTTTACTCATTCCGCTGGGGGCCGCGTTTCAGCGAAAACAACCTCACACCAGCAGCGACAGTTGGGCAACGCACCCGCATGGCCCGTCATGCCATCGAGCGTGGGCGGGTCAGTCCAGTTCACGAACTTACCCTCCATCTGCTCATGTGAATGCCTCACGTCGCCGTCATCCGCCGTTCGCCAGATGTAACCCAGCGAACCACTCGCCAGCGCTCTGGCCTGCGTCAGGGCTGCTACGGCACGACCTGTTTCGGTGCGGGCAATGAGTTTTGCGCGGGACATGGCCACATCGCCGGATGCTGCTATCTCTTTCGCAAAAGAGTCAGCACGGCGGCCCGATGCAACGGCCTCAATGGCTTTGTTCTGAATGTCGTAAATGCGGTCTGCTGCTTCAAGCGGCAGGGATTTGATGTACTTCACCTGTTCGGTGACGATACTCTGCATCACCTGGCCTGTTGGCGTGCTGCTGATTACGTGGCGGAGTTCATTACCGATTAACAGGCTGTTACGCCGCCACTCTTTTTCGCTGTGGCGCTCCAGATCATCAGCAAAGCCGGTGGCTACTCTGTTCGCCCAGCCGTCAATAATGTCGCTGTAGCGCTCCAGCGCGTCCATGATGTCGGTCACGCTGTCATTTGAACCATCGTAGCGGCCATTTACGATGTCGCCCACGGCCTGCGCTATCCGCCGTAGGTTCGTCCGGTAACGATTCTCCGCCTGTTTCGGCAGGCTCCGGGTCGTCAGTCCGTTCGCTGTACCCCGGCGGCGCTTCGTCTTCCGCATTCTCGATATCCTCATCGGTGATGGATGCGCCCACGCCCGTAACGTCTGCGTTTTCACGCAAATCCGTCATGCCGGCTTTCACGGTCATCAGTCCCGCATCAACGGCGGCCACGATGGCGTTAACGGTGTTGGTCGCAACCGTCGAGCGGTCAACGTCCGACATCTGCCAAAGCGGGTTAAACTCAAACGTGAAATCGTCAGGGAGCGGTTTACCCAGTTCGGAGCGGTGCATGACATCGAACAGCTTGCGCAGCGGCTGGCGCAGCCTGCGCTCCTGCTGGGTGCTGATGGTGTCGTAGTAGTTGGCAAGGTCTGCATCACCCGTTGAGAATCCCTTGGGTGACTGACCGAACAGACGCACCAGCGGAATGCCGACCGCGCCGCTTATCTGTTCGGCGAACTTGCTGATAATGTCATCAAGGCCCGCAAACGAGTACTGGTGCGTCTCGAACTCGTCCATTTTATCCATGAGCGTCAGGCCTTCATTGCTCTGAAACAGGCGGATCATGTCCATCTGCTTGGTAAGCTTATCCAGACCGGGGCCACCCAGCCCTATCAGTTCACGCAACTGGCCCACCTTGTAGGTACGAAGATGCGCCTTATAGACCAGTTGTGCCGCGCCCATTGATGCGCTGTCAAATGCAGTCAGCCTGTCCCAGATGCGCTCAACAATAGACATGCCCCATTCGTTCTCAGTCTGGGCCTGCTGGTAAGGCAGTGTCACGCCGTCGAAGCGGATCAGGCGGCTGTTGTGTATTTTCCATGCCGGGATGCCGGATGCCGTGGCAACCACGTCATAAAACTCCGGCTTACCCAGATGCGGACCCATGTCCTTGATACGCAGCTGGAGATTTGGGTTAATCATCCAGCGGTCAAGCGGCAGTATCCCTTTAAACTTACCCTTGCCGATGGTCTCAAGCCTCAGCGGTGTGAACGGTGCCTGCCCCTCGATCATGATGAAGCCCACCGCGCCGCCATACAGGCGCGACCATTTTATGATGTCGTTAAGCCTGTCCCAGATTTCCAGATCGTCAAACAGGGATTCCAGCACGCCACGGGTTTTTGGGTCGATTTCGGACGTGATGCGCAACCCCTTGCGTGTCATGTCATCGGCGATGGCGTCCACCGCCGAGCCGATGATGGATGATGAGCGGTAGGCCCACTCTATCTGCATGCGGTTGCGGCTGGTGAAGTTGGCGCGGTACGTGGACGCAGCGTGCTGGTTAGGCTGCTGCATCCCCACGCGGGCCATGAAGTTATCGTAACTGTCCGCCGTGGCCGCCGTGATGCCGGATAGTTTTGTTTTTCGTGCCATAATTCCTCGTTACAGTCGCATCCAGGCATCGAGCGCCGTGTTCATGGGGGCGTAAATAATCATGACTGAGTCAGCCAGGTTAGGCGATTTGGTGCCGTCCGGTTTTTTGTCGACAACGATCTTACCTACGCCGTTCACGGAGTAGGTGGGTTGCGACAGTTCCACAAGCAGCTTGTCCTTCATGGCCATAGCGCTGCTGATCGAAATGATTTCGTCAGGGTCATAATCCATTCCCTCTTTGACGGCGCGGTAGGTTTTCTGAAAGCGGGTGCGAAGGTGCCACCAGCTCTGCGCTTTGGCGTTCGCAAAGAAATCTTTGTTGAGTCGCGCAGGCTGTCCGTTATCCCCTCTGACCGCTTCGGCCTCCGGATCGAACACGGCACCGCTGCCCCTGAACGGGGTGGCAATGATATGGCGCTGATGCAGAGCCATTCGCTGCTCGTTGATAACCCTTGCGTCACCGCGTGCGCCGGCCCCCAGCCCGTCCGCATCAAACCGGAAGGACTCCAGATTCTTTTTATCGCAGAGGGTAAAGGCTTTCTGGACGGAGCCAAAGATATCGTCACCTTTGCCCGACCATTCTTCGGCATCCTCAAGCAGAAAGCCGTGGCGGGTGGAGAAGGCGTTTTTATCTTTGCCTTCGTCGGCCACGTCCATGGCTCCGATTCGCTGCCCGGTTGGCTGAATACCCAGCTTAACGTGAGCATCCACAGCCGCCTGCACCCAGGCTGACGGGATCAGCACGCCTTCCACAGACGCGCTGTAGTTGATGTCGATTTCCTGCGCCACGGTGACCGGGTCGAGCTCAGCAACCTGCTTGTCATACCACGCCTCATCCTTACGCGGATCATCGCGCCAGTGGAAAGTGAACACATCGATTTTGCCGCTGTGACGACGCTCAGCGAACGAATTCGCCATGCCGTTGGGCGTTGAAATGTCCTGACGGCAGTTTGTGGTTGCCGATAGTGAGGAGTCCACCAGATAGGGACGCTCAAGAAACGCGGACTCATCCACGATATAAAACGATGTACGGTCACCGCGCCCGATGCCATCACCGGCTTCACCCGTCATCGCTGAGTCATTCTCAGGGAACAGGATCCGCATGTGCGGCGCGTGTGCTTTGGGATTCCAGCCGCCCCGAAACTCTACTGGCAGCAGGCCAATGAAATTACGCGCCTTGTCAAACAGCGACTTAGGCGAACCAATTTTGTCTACGTATTCCTCTTTACGCGAACCGAATCCGGCAATGATGCCGCGATTGAACAGGCACAGCGATGCAGCCATACCCACGGTCAGCCAGGACATGCCCATATCACGCGTTTTTTCGGTAATACTGGGCTTTGAGGTGCGCCAGTGCTCGACAAACCACTGTATCCACTCTTCCTGTTTGGGGAACAGCAGGAACGGGATGCGGGCTGGCAGGCCGCGTTCAACGTTGCGCGGATCCACCGTCATGCCCCAGTCGATAATGAACTGAGCCGGATTGTCACGGTAAAATGCTTTCATAGCGGGCAGCATGCCGGGGTTTTGCCTGATGCGCTGCAACCTCTCCATGCGCCATTCAAACACCTGCGTGTAATCCGGGTTGCGGAAATCGAAGGAGAAAGGGATAGGCATGAAATTGTTCCGATTTAAACTCTATTTAACATAATGGACGTTACCCGTACTGGCGAAACAGCACTCACTCGCTGTTGGCTGCCAAAGGGGTATTTAGTGATGAATTCATTGCGGACAGGCTGGAAACGGACTGCATAATCAGTGCATAAAACAGGGGTGATTTTGCATAGCTAAAAAAGGTGGCGAAACTCACCTTTTTAACGGTTATCCCATCATCTTGCGGTAAAGTTCAGCGGCCTGGTCTGTTGTCAGGTCAGTGCCGTTACTTTCACCATGCGACGGTACAGGCTCTTTGCCATCGTCGATGTTGTAGGCCTGACGCTCAAGACCCACGAGATTTTTAAGCGACTCTATCAGTTCTTTAACTGATTTCACCCGCGAAGGCAGGCTGATCACCTTGTGGTAAATTTCGTTTAATTTATCCTGGCCCTTATCATCCGGGCTGTACATAAGCTCGCCCAGCTTTTCGAAGTCAGCCACCGATGAAGTTTCTACCTCCAGTTCGTCAAACAGCATATTGGCAAGGCGGCGGGCGCGGGTAATATCGCCACGGTGTTCCATTCTGACACGGGCGATTGTCTCAGCCGTTGCCTCAATGAGTACGCGCTCTGACAAATTCCCCTCAGTGCGTACCTGCCTGCGTACTTCCTGTTTGCGTACCAAATCATCGGCGCGACTTTTAATCTTTGCGGCGAGGTCGCGCGTCCAGTCATCACGCTTGGCTCGCTTACGAATAGCGCCTTCACTGATACTGTGCTGTGCTGCAATTTCACGGAGAGACAGCAAGCCAGCACGATAGGCCGACTCAATGGCCTCCCAGTCCGGCTTTG